CCCCCCCCAGTGGTTGATGCAGTGGTCGCAGCAATAAGATTCAGGCAATCATACGACTCTGCTGATGTCTAAATCTAATCCTTCGAACGTTTCCAAAACATGCTATTGGAAGCGCCATCGCTAAATCTGATAGTGATCGCACCGCTATGATACAAGCGTCACTTAATTCCATCCTAACTGTTTTGCAATACTTTCCATTTCATTATACGCAATCCTGTGACATCCAGCAACCAATAGGTCGTTCTCATAGCTATTGATCTTCCATTTGTGACCGGTTGTATCCAATACCATATCGTGTTGGAATTTACCGCCATTATGGAAGAATTTTATCAATTCCCAAAGTCTTTCAGCTTCGGTTCGTTTTATCTTGATATTCCCGCTGGTCTCAATTATACCATTCTTAATGCGAAGCCATACGTTAGGCTGGTCATCCTCCAAATAATAATGTAGATATAATTCTGGAATCTCGCCAGACTTCCACATCTCAATCTGTTCTTCAAATTTTTTCTTGCGATCTTCTTTAATTAAAGCCTTTTTTTTCGCCTGACTGTCTTCCCATCTCTGACATCTGGCCACATACTCAGCCCACGTTCCTTCACCACAAATCTCATCTACTATCACATTGGTCGTTCCTAAAGTTTCTAACGCTTGATGATTTAGCAATACCTCAAACACACGCTTTAACTCATGGACATATTCACTTTTAATCTTATCCGATTCATAAGATAACTCATGTTTAGTTCCGATCCAGGTGTTTGCACTCTTTTTAAGAAGGCTCTTGGGAGTACCCATATTAAAGAACTCAATATAATCCATTAGACTTCTAAATACTCCCCAAACATCCCTATAAGACATGCTTGTTCTAACCTTCTTGTATTTCTCGATAACCTCTTTGATAAGCTCCAATCGACTGGTGATAAAAGCCATGCTGCCATCATCAGACATATTATATCCAACAGAAA